TTCAAGTCTTGCTGATGAAGTTTATATAGCAGGTGATGATGACCAAGCAATATTTGGTTGGGCAGGAGCAGATGTAAATAAATTTTTAAATTTAAAAGGTGATAGAATAATATTACCACAGTCTTTCAGGATACCAAGATCAGTCCACAAGCTCGCAGTTGATATCGTTCAAAGAATAAAAAATAGATATGCCAAGCAATGGTCACCAAGAGAAGAACATGGTAATATAGATTATGTTGTCAATGAACAAGAAATAGATTTTAGAAAAAAAGGAACATGGATGCTTCTTGCAAGAAGTAAATATTTAACAAATAGATTAATAAGAGCAGTCCGTCAACAAGGTTTTGCATATTCAATAAATAATAAAAGCTCTTTAGAATCAGATGAAACAAGAGCAATAACATCTTGGGAAAGATTAAGAAACGATACACCAATATCAATGCATGATGCAAAAAATTTACTTAACTTTTTAAATTTAAAAATAAAATTAGAACCAAAAGATGTTTACAATATATCAGATTTTAGTTTGCCAGATGCTGTAAAAGAATATGATTGGATGAAAATGTTAAAAGGCATAGCACCAGATGAAAGAGAATATTTAAGATCATGTTTAAGAAACAATGAAAAGTTTTCTAAAAAACCAAGAATAAATATTTCAACAATACACCAGAGCAAAGGTGGTGAGGCAGATAATTTAGTTTTATTAACAGATATGAATTCTAAAAGTTGGCAGAATTTAGGTAATGATGAGGAGAATAGAGTGTGGTATGTTGCCATAACAAGAGCAAAAGAAAGTCTTTTTATTGTGAGACCAAGAACTTTGAAGAGTTTTAACATATAGCTAAGTCATTGTAAATAAAAGATATTCAAAATTAATTTCTTTTTTTGTATTTTTTTGTTTACTTTTATTTTAAAAAAAGAGATAAGATTAATTATATACATTATTTGAGAAAGGAAAATTAACATGAAACATTTTGTATTAAATTTAAAAACTTTTAAAACTGTAGTTGCTTCTTCTGAGCAAGAGGCAAAAAATCTAGGCAATGCATCAGTGATATTTAGATCTGCAGAACAACTTGCCAAAGACCCAAATGTAACAGGTCAAGTTTTAGTCAGGGCATTCAATGAGCTCTCACCTGTTGAAACTAAAAAATTCGCTGATAAATTTTCAGGAGCAAAAAGACTTTTTAAACTTGCTCAATCTTCAGCAACTAAAAATATTTTTTATGGTAAATTTGCAGACCCATTTCTTCCAGTTGTTGATATGAATGAATATAAAGAAAAAGCTGCAGCCAGTGCTGAAAAAAGCATGGATCTGTATCGTGATAAAGTTTTGAGTGATAAATCAGAACCATCTAAGAGTGGTGGTAAATTCGCTGGAAAAACTATTACATGTCTTGTATCTGAAAATCCTCGTAGAGAAGGAACTCGTGGTTGGAAGAATTACAATATATTTGTAAATAACAGTGGCATATCATATGAAGACTTTGTTGATATTGCTGCAGGTCATGGTAGCACAAAAGCAGGGTGCAGAGAAGATCTAGCTCATGATATTAAAAAAGGTAGAGTTTCTTTATCATGAGAAATTTATTCTTAATTTCAGTCGTTGGGTTGCTTACTGCTTGCAGTGGCATCCCCAACACGAAAGTAATTACTGAAAAAAATATATATTCTTTGAGCAGGAATGAAGTTATAAATGGAATAGAAGATTGTAAGGCAGTTGACTTGAGACCAGTTTTAATTCATGCTAGAAGAAAAATAAATAATAGACCAGTGCCAATGGTTGTTGAGGTGAGTTGTGCTCCTAAAGGATAGAAAATTTTTAGAAGTAATAGATGGCGATTGGGATGATTATGAGGTTGGCTCTTCATTTGTTATTGAGGAGCCATTTTCAGCGACCAGCATAGATTGGAAAAAATATCAAGCTAAATATAATTCAACAGTATATTGGGATGCCACCAATAAGAAAGGAAAAAAGAAAAATGATAGTAATAGGAGCAGGAATGGCAGGTCTTCTAGCAGGAAATATGTTGCGAAGATTCAAGCCATACATTTGGGAGGGAAAAGAAGATCTCCCAATAAATCACAGTGCATTACTGAGATTCAGAACTGACAAAGTTGGTATTGCAACAGCCATACCATTTGAAAAAGTAAAAGTCAGAAAAGCCATTCAATACAATGGTGAGATTTATACGCAACCAAACATTCACCTTAGCAATATGTATTCTAAAAAGGTTACAGGATCTGTTCTGGCTCGTTCAATAGACAGCCTTGAAAGTTCTGAAAGGTTTATTGCTCCAAATAATTTTGTTAATACTATGGCAACAAATTGTGATATAGCATTTAGAAAAAGATTTGACTTTGATAATTGGATGAGCAAGAAATATAGAACACCATTAATATCTACAATACCAATGCCAGCACTTATGAAAATGGTTGGTTGGAAAGATATGCCAGATTTTAATTTCCAAAACATTTGGACTCAAAAAGCAGTTATTGATAATCCAGAATGTGATGTTCACCAGACGATTTATTATCCAGATCCAATTGTTCCATATTACAGGATATCTATTATGGGCAATGTTATAATATCAGAATTTATAGAAGAGCCCAGTGAATATATTGGTGCTCATTTATCAAATAGGTTAAATGAGGACTTTGGTTTTATGCCAAAAAAACTAATTGACTTCAAAGAGTCAAAGCAAGTTTATGGCAAAATAAAACCTATCAATGAAAGGTTAAGAAAAGAATTCGTATTTGAAATGACAAACAAATACAAAATTTATTCTGTTGGTCGGTTCGCAACATGGCGACAGTTATTATTAGATGATCTAATAAATGATTTAAAAATGATTGACAGTTTCATAACGAGTGATTCCAGTTACTCGAGATTAATACACTCTCAGAAAGGAGAAAACAATGAAAGTTAAATTAATATCTTGCACAGACGATGCAGTGGACTTATTACTGTTCACAAAAAATACCAGACTCATGAATGATGAGGATGCTTTTAGTAAAATTAAAGAATGGGATGAGGATAAAAAACAAGCAGAACTTGATTACATGCTTCAGACTATAAAATCATCCTGGGAATTTATTGATTATGTTTTTGATATAAGAGATGTAACAAGAGGATTTACACATCAGTTTGTAAGAACTCGTCAAGCATCTTATGCACAACAGTCTCAGAGAACTGTTACAATGGAGGGATTTACCTATTACACTCCACCAAGACTTGAATTAAAGGTTAACGAATCTGCCAAACTAATATATGATCAAGCAATGGAGATGATAAACATGTGGTATCAAAACATGCTTGAACTAGGTATCCCAGCAGAAGATGCCAGAGGAATATTGCCTACAAACATTCACACCAACATTGTTGCAAAATTTAATTTGCGAACTTTAAGTGAAATGGCAAAGTCTCGTTTGTCTCCAAGAGCACAAGGTGAATACCAAGAAGTATTCAAGTTAATGGTCAGTGAGGTTGTTAAAGTGCATCCTTGGGCTGAACCATTCTTGACACCGACTGAATGGGCAGCACCTTCAATGTATAAATCGCTTAACAAATAGGAGGCAGCATATGGCAAAAGGAAACCCAATATCACAGGAAAAAGTTAACAAAATTCACAAAGACAAAAAGACTATGTCTAATGATACTTTGGCTGAGAAATATCGCATGACACCAGCACAAGTGAAATATGTTCTGTATAAAAGAAAACCTAAACCAGACATATCTTATGAGGAGTTAAATGAAGCTATGGACAAAATTGATAATGCAAATAAAAAAGCAAAATCAATTATAAAAAAGACTATTGAGAATCTAAATAACTTGATCCCGAAACGTAAATAAAGTATAGTAAATATAACTGAGAAAGGAATTAAAATGAATATATTTTATTTGGATGAAGATCCTAGACTATGTGCTGAGATGCATTGTGATAAGCATTGTGTCAAGATGATACTTGAAACAGCACAGTTGCTATGTACTGCTCACAGAGTTTTAGATGGCGATGAGTATGCAGATAAGGTTGGTCTTTATAAGACTGCCTTTCAAAACCACCCATGTGCAGTTTGGACGAGAGAGTGTGCAGATAATTATTTGTATGCATATTATCTTCTTGTTAATCTTTGCGAGCAATATGAGTTGAGATATAAAAAGATTCACGCATGTGAAAAACTTTTGTCTTATCTTATAAAGATTCCTGTGTATATGTCTATTGATAAAAACTTTACAGACCCACCACAATGTATGCCAGACCAATACAAAGGTTCAGACACAATCAAAGCATACAAAGATTATTATCTTGGCGAGAAGATGTATTTCGCTCAGTGGAAGTTTACGGAGGTGCCATCATGGATAAACGCATAATCATTGTTGATCTTGACGGAACTCTTTCTGATTATGGTCATCGCATACACCTTTATAAAGAAAAAGATTATGATGCTTTTAATAAAGCAGGTGTGGGCGACAGACCTATTGAGAATGTATGCAACCTTGTCAGAGAACTTCACAGCGAGGAAACTGAGATTGTTATCATGACTGCTCGTGATGAAACTTGTCGTAAGGATACATCTAAGTGGTTAAGGCTTAACGATGTGCCATGCGATAGGTTAATCATGCGACCGATAGGTGATAATTCCTCAGACCCAATATGCAAACTCAAACTTTTTGAAAAGCATTTTGATTATAAAGATATTTGGTTTGTGCTTGAGGATCGCAAGTCAGTTGTTGATATGTGGAGAGGTGAAGGCTTGACCTGTCTACAAGTTGCTCCAGGAGACTTCTAATGGCAGAAAGAATAAAAGTAGTCGGCAACGACATAGAGTTAGATGATAAAAAGATCGCAAGGCTTTTTGATATAACATCTATACAAATGCAAGATTTAAGAGCAATTTTTGATAAGGCAAATGATTATGAAGCAGACGTTGAAAAAGCATACGAAGATGGGAAAACAGAAAATGAGTAAACACCCCATTGATTGTATTGAAGATGCTCTTAAAACTTTCAAAGAAAGAAATAAAGAGTATGGTGATAATTATATACAGCATGGCTCTGTCATGAAGGCTTTATTCCCAAATGGCATTGAATTAAAAACAGTTGAGGATTATAATAGGTTTGGAGTTATTAATATGATAGTTGCAAAGCTGACAAGATATTCTCAAAACTGGCCAAAGACTCACCAAGACTCTTTACATGATTTGGGAGTTTATGCATTTATATTGGAGTCTTTAGATGATAGTCTTTGATCTAGAAACAACAGGTTTGCCCAAAGCAGAGGGTTCTGACTTAGACATTCAACCTAAGATTATTGAGTTCGGTGCAATCAAGATTGATGATTCTGAATTCAAAGAGGTTGACAGGTTTGAGTTTTTGTGCAATCCTGGTCATGAACTTGATCCAAAGATTACTAAGATAACTGGAATAACAGATGAGATGTTAAAAGACCAGAAACCATTTATCGCTCATTTTAAAGATTTGGCAAAGTTTTTTCTTGGGGAAAGCCACTTATCAGCCCACAACTTAACTTTTGACAGACAAATACTAAGGTTTGAACTTGAGAGAGCAGATAAGGTCACCAAGTTCCCATGGCCAACTGAACATATATGTACTATGGAAATAGGCAAGTCAGTCTGGGGAAAGTTTAGAAAACTAGCTGAAATATATCACGAAGCAACAGGAACAGAACATATGTCAGCCCACAGGTCTCTGGCTGACGTTGAAGCAACCATTGAAATATTAAAATGGTATAGAAAGGAGGGACACATATAATGGATCCAGCAACAGTAGGTTCAATCGTCGGTGCACTTATATTCATAATGATAAAATATGCGTTGATGTAAGATGTTAAATTTAAGAGTAAGAACAGAGTATTGTTTCCGCAAAGCCTATGGACCACTCAACAAGGTCATTGAGGCAACTGGTGGTGACACGATAGGTATCTCAGATACAGGAACTTGGGGTCATGTGGCTTTTAATAATGCCTGCAAAAAAGCAGGGAAAAAGCCTTTGTTCGGAGTTGAGATACCTATTGTTGAAGATGCCACTGATCGGTCAAGACAACCAACCAATGAGATGAGTTTCATAGCAAAGAATAATGAAGGCTTGAAAGAACTTTATCAGCTTGTTACAAAAAGCACAGATAAAGATCATTTTTATTATCACCCAAGATTAAGCTATGAGCATCTTTTTGATATCAGTGATAATGTGATAATGTTTACAGGAACACACCCAATACTAGGACTGCTTCCTTTGACCAATAAAGCCAATATGTATTTTGAGCTGAATCCTATGACCACAAAGAATAATTTTAAGTGGGCTCAAGAAAAAGGTTTTGAGTTTGTTGCAACATCTGATAATTACTACCCAACAACAAAAGATAAAAAGGCATATCAAGTTCTTGTTGGTAGGAATAGGCAAGACAGAACAGCACCAATGCACATATTGAATGAATGGGAGTGGGCAGACAACTTGCCATGGGCACCAGAATCAGCAATACAGAATACATACAAAATAGCAGACCAATGTAATGTAGACTTGCCAACTGCTCAGATGATATCATTTCACTCTGATAAAACTTTACAGCAACTTTGTGAAGAGGGAGCAGAACCAAGAAACATAGATTTAAAAGATCCAGTATATAAGGCTCGTCTGAAAAGAGAGTTGGACATGATTGCCAGCAAAAACTTTGAGGATTATTTTTATGTGATTGCTGATATGATAAATTACGCAAAGCAACATATGTTAGTTGGACCAGCAAGAGGTTCATCAGCAGGATCGCTAGTTTGTTATCTTATCGGGATAACTGACATTGACCCAATAGAGCATGACTTGTTGTTTGAAAGATTCATTGACATAACTCGTGAGGACTTGCCTGATATTGATATTGACTTTCAGGATGACAGACGTGAGATGGTTTTTGATTACATCAAAGATAAGTATGGCTCTGAAAAGGTTGCTCATCTCGGAACAGTGTCAAGATATAAAGCCAAGTCAACAATAGCAGAAGTTGCCAAAGAGTTAGGAATACCAGCTTGGGAAGTTAATGACCTCAAAGGTGCAATAATTGAAAGAAGTTCTGGTGACTCTCGTGCAGCATTTTGTATACTTGATACGTTTGAGGAACTTGATGTTGGCAGATTGGTCTTGGGTAAATATCCACAGATGCGTGTTGCAGCTGATATGGAAAACCATGCTAGGCACAATGGTGTTCATGCAGCAGGGATTATTATTACTGAAGAGCCTGTAAGCCTTTACTGTTCTGTTTCAGGTCAGACAGGTGCAGCCCAGATTGATAAGAAAGATGCTGAGGACTTAAATCTTCTGAAGATTGATGCTTTGGGTTTAAGAACATTATCTGTGCTTCAAGATGTTCTTGATCAAGTTGGTTGGAGTCGGGAAAAGTTAATAAATTTTCAACTTGAAGACAAAGATGCTTTTAAAGTTCTTAATGATGAAAAGTATGCAGGGATATTTCAGTTTGAGGGATATGCACTTCAATCATTAACTAGGCAGATGAAAATTCATAACTTTGAAGACATTGCTTCAATAACTGCTTTGGCTCGTCCTGGACCACTTAACTCTGGTGGCACAACTCAATACATCAAGAGGAGGACAGGTGAAAAGCCAGTAGAATATTTGCACCCAATGACTGAGGAGATTACAAAGGTTACATATGGTGTTGTTGTTTATCAAGAACAAGTGATGACAATAGCCAGAGATGTGGGTAAGTTAAGTTGGGAAGATGTTTCTCAGTTGCGTAAAGCAATGAGCAAAAGTTATGGTGAAGAGTTCTTTGACAGATATTGGCAAAGGTTTAAAGTTGGTGCTGAGGAAAATGGCATTGAAGAAGATGAAGCACAAACCATATGGAAAAATATTAACACAATGGGATCTTGGGCATTTAACAGAAGTCATGCTATTGCTTATGGTATGGTTAGTTATTGGTGCTGTGTTTTAAAAAGTAAGTTCCCTCTGGAGTTTGCAGCTGCATGTTTACGCAATGTAAAGGACGATGAACAAGGTGTTAGGCTTTTGCGTGAGGTTGCTCGTGAAGGCTTGGGCTATAAGCCATATGATAAATTTAAGTCTGGAATGAATTGGTCTGTACAGAATGGTGAGTTGATTGGTGGCTTGATAGGAATAAAAGGCATTGGTCCGAAGATGGCTGAAGATATTGTTAACAGACGTGAAATGAAACAACCATTGACACCTCGTCAAGAAAATTTATTAGATAATGGGGAAACACCATATGATGATATTTTTGAGTGCGAACGTAGATTTGGACACATCAAAAAAGATCCTGCAGCCCATAACATAAAAACACCCATTATTGATATACAAGACCTTGAAGCAGATAATCCTGGAACATTTGTATTCTTCGGAAAGTTAAAAGAGAAAAACTTGAGGGATATGAATGAAACTGTTAACTTGGCCAAAAGAGGAGGTCGCAGAGTTGACACCCATAACCTTTGGTTGAACATGACTTTTGAAGATGACACTGGTCCAATTATATCAACCATTGATAGATTTAAATATCCAAAGATGGGAAAGCCAATAGTTGAAGACGGCAGGATTGGTGATTGGTATCTGATAAAAGGATATCTCAAACAAGGATTTAGAAAGATTTATGTAGAAAAATGGCGTAAACTTTCATAAGCAATTGATTTTAAAAGGAAAGAAAGTTGCTTTCTTCTGATCTTTTTTGTTGATCTTTTGCCAGAAAAGAGAGATACTATATATAAGGTTAATTGAGAAAGGAAACAAACATGACAAAACATACCCCAAACAGACGTGAGATCACCGATTGGATCGGTAACAAAAGAACCACATGGTGTGGTCCATATGCAATCGCAACAGTTTGCGGAACTTCTTATGAGCCAGCTTATCAAATGGCCAAACGTGTTCGTGGTAAGCGACATGCCAAAGGCATAACTTGCAGCAATCTTGAAAAGGCTTGTAAGTTGCTTGGTGTAAAAGGTAAGTGGCACAATCTTGAAAAAAGACAGAAGTGCATTAACTTCTTGAAGTCTGATACTCTCAAGCCAAATACAGTTTATGTGATAAATGTCACAAAGCATTTCTTCATCCTTGACACAAGGGATTATACAACAATTGACAATCAGGTTCCTGAGTGGATTGCTGCTGAGTCAACAAAGCACAAAAACAAGCTTGTTGTAAAATACTTTGAGGTGGAGAACCCGAAGTTCGATGCCAAGAATGACGACACTTGGTTGATTGAACCACTAGCTGCAGCTAGCAAATAATAACACTCCCTGAGCACGGAGTAAAACTGCTCAGCAAAAATGAGAAAGGAAAATAAATGAACCAGATAGATAAATTAGCAAAAATAAGATCACAGATGGATGATCTTAAAAAGCAAGAAGCAGAGATAGTCAACTCTCTGAAATCCCAAGGCACAGGAACATATGAAGGCACAGAGCATTATGCTGTTGTCTCAGAGGTCACAAGAAAAACCTTAGACATGAAAGCAGTGAGAGCAAAGTTGTCTCGTCAATTCATTCAAGCCAATACAAATGAATCAACCTCAACCCAACTCAGACTTATGGGTTACAGCAAAAAGGTGGCAGCATGA